CAAGTTGTCTTCTACTGCTTCTTCAGTGATTGAGAAAGCTAAAGCAATAGTTTCATGATTGTAGCGAGCAGTGAATGATTCGTTGGCATCATCAAATGATACTCCAGAACCTTCTTGTTTCACTGGTGCTGCACCAAAACCAGAAAGCATTACTTCTTCTTCAAAAGATCTATCTGAAGATTCAGTTGTAAAAATTTCAGCATGTTGATTTTCATACCTGCCGAATTCCATACCAAAGAGAGCGTTTAAGCCAGGCTCTAATTCTTTGGCGAGTTGTGCTCTTGAAATTGCCATAGTTAAGCCTCCTTATGATATAGCAGCATCACTATCTCCGACAGAACTGAAGAAGACATGATTGTTGATTTTTACGATATACTTAATTCCAGCAGCAGAATGATCTTGATTTTCTACGTCCTCTTGAATTCCAAGAATCATCAAAGGGTTTGATGGATCGGAATCTTCAGCAGTAGAAATGTCAATCTGTGCGGTTGATATACCAGTTGTTGTGCTTCCACTTGTAGCATTCTCTAACTCAGCAGTTTTGAAAATATCCACTTTTGCAGTAGCTCTGTTGGTATTAGTACCATCAGAACATATGACATATCTTTGCATTGGATTGTCATATATAAAAGCTTTAATATCAAAATTAGTATCGGCTGAACCATCTCCTGGCCACGTGTTGGAAAATTTTAATTTCTTTGTAGTGTTGTCAACGTATTCACACCCAGCAAAAACTCCTAAGATCTGCCTTGCATCTCCAGTAGCAGCACCCAGTACTTGGATTGTACCACCAGTTAACTCGACTTGAACAGGAGAGCCTTGGAAAATAGCTGATGCATCACTAGCAATGAAATACTGATTAGTGCCACCAGGGTTTGTACCCCCCATAGCATTAATTGGCTTTAGACCAAATTTTAAATCTGCATTTGCCATTTATAGCTCCTTAAAAAGTTAAAAGGTAAAATATTATTTTTTACCTCCAAAAGTTACTTGACTTCGCCTATTGTTCTCAATAGGCATCGAAGGATGTTGCTCCTTCATTAAGTTTGAGTCTACGGCAGTCATTTGATTGCGGGTCTGATCCCGATAATATTCAGTTCTTTCTTCAACTGTCTCCTCAGGAATTCTGGCGAGCATTAACCCACCATTACCAATTACACCCTCATGCTTTCCTTCTTCTACTGAAGCAAAATCTTGATCTGGATATTCATCGGCTCTTACTGGTTCATAACCTTCTCTAAGTCTTTGATGAACGTTCATTTGATCGTCATCTCCTCTTAAATGTGTTCTGACCCAACGATGTTTAAATCCATCTCTTGGCTTCGGAGCATCTAGTCTACTTGGTGGTGCCCATGGCTTTCTGCGTGATGTTTTAGCACGTGTAGTATCTGATCGTGGAGTTGTTCTATCTGTCATAATATTTCCTACTCTTTTACATATTTAGCATATTCTTCTAGCGGAACATTTAGTCTTTTTGCCATTGCAACTTGTGATGGCGACAACTTCACAGTCCTGCGTCCCTTTGTATTACTGCGAGATGCTGTGTTATCAGCAGGGGCGACTCTGTTAACACTACTCGTTTTCTCTTCTTCAAACTCCTCAGGAAATCTTCTCCTAATTCGTTTATCTAACTCAGAATAATACTCATCGCTTCCTAAGTCAAATCCTTCTTGTTGTAATTTTTTATCAATACCAAAAGCAAGTGCAGTCATTTCATCATGCTCACCAAACCATTCGTTCTTTTCTGCCCATGCTTTAGCCTTAGGATCGGGATCTGGTTTAGCTTGTGCTTGCGTTTGAACGGGAGGTTGTGTCTGAATTGTTTCACGTGAAACATCTTTTTCTTCTTGTCTTTGTTTAGCAATTCTATGTCTTTCTTGTTCTATAGTAACTTTAGCAATTGCTTGTTGAGCTTTAACAATTGCATCTGTGTCATTAACTTCAAGAGCTTTTTTTAAAGCATCAGACGCTGCTTCTAACTGAGATTCAATCCTAGTTCCATACTCAGATATGTAACCTTTATCTAAGTTTTGAATTTGAGTTTCAAGTTTTGAATTTTGTTCTTTAAGCTCTTTGGCTAAACGAACCGCTTCTTCTTTATCTCGTTGTTCTTTTCTATAACGATCAGTAATCTGGTTAATTCTTGTTTGAACCTTTTTACTATATTCCGTTACTTCGTCTTCTTTTTTTTCTTCTTTTACTTCAGTGACTTGTTCTGTTTTCTTATCTTTTTCATCAAGACCAAGTGGAAGTTCAACTTCTACGGGTTTATCATCAATTGTTTCACGTGAAACATTTTCTTCTTTTACTTCATTTTTTTCTATTGTAGACATAATTACTCCTTATATATGCTGAATGTCTTCTGGATCAACGATGGTTGCTATAACTTCGTCATCATTGATAACTCTTACTTCACCGCCTTCAATTCTGAATCTTGAGCCAGAATATCGACCAATGCATATCCATTCGCCTTCTTTACACCAAGGCTCTCCATCACCAAACTTATCTTTGTCTTTGTAAGCAAGAGGTCCTACTTTCAAAACATAAGCAACTACTGTTGCCAAAGCTTCTCTTTGTCGGACTGCATCTGGTAAATGAATTCCACCTTCAGTTGTTTCACGCCCTTTATAAGGCATGACAAGGAGTCTCCAACCAGTAGGTTGGGGTAGTCTTTCTTTTAGTTTGAGATCGTCTGTTTGAGGTTTGTTGTTTTTTAACTGATCTTTGAGATAATCAGGTACGTATAATGTCTTCGGCATCTTCAAAGTTTCCTTCCAGCAAGGACTTGATTTCTTCTCGAGTGTATGAGAGTCCTTGTAACTCACCCACTAGCTGCTTGTAGTGTTCGTGGTTTTGAACACCACCAGTTGTCAGCGTCAAGACGATGTCGTCTTCACGTTCTTTTAATCTTTTGTACAATTTCTTAGAAAAGTCAACTATATCCATTATTTTTCTTTCCAAAAATACTCGTCAGTATCCCCTAGTCTATATTCATTTCCATTTTCAACTTGATAATATTCTGTGCTCACTTTGAAATCTGGTGTCTTGGGTTCTTTAGGAGTAAGAGAGTTATCATAAACTCTCATTCTATTGTTGGGATACAAACAATATTGTCCATTATCTAATTCAAGTAAGTTAAATGATTTATGTTCAGCAGGAGTCTCGCTAGTACTATAATCAATATTATCAGAGTCTGGATGGTAATTATCTAAAGTACAAATATAAGAGCCATGCATAACTCCTTGATTTCTGGTTAATATTTCAAAGTCCATCGATCCAATAAATTGTTTTGTTATAGCCGTAACGCCATAATCCATACAATTCCAAAACTGAAGATTTGGTAAACTAAGATCTGGTTCGGGAGTTTCTGGATTTGCAACAAAAGCAGATATAGGTAACTTATCGAATAAAGCACCATACTCTGGAAGAAAGGTTTCAAAGTAAAAGGCTCTTCCTGGTATAGATTTAGCCGACACCCAAACTCCTTTTACAAATTTTCCGTGACTATCTTGATTATCTCTTAAATATTCTTTTCGAACATAAACATCAATAGAGGGTAAATTACATACAAGTTCTGCCATATATTAGAATGTGCCGCTAAACTTTGTACCAGACATTGCTGCTCCAGTTCCTCGTTTTTGTTTTTCTGGAACTTTCATTGATATCTCAACAGTCTTGATCATAATCTTACCGCCACCTTCGTATTTCATGGCATCGTCTACAGAACCGCCACCCATCATACCAACATCAAACTCTTTAGCCAGATCGGACTCTATTTCTCTAATTGCATCAGTATCGCCTTTATCTCTAGCAGCGTCTAACTTATCCATTAACATTTTGTAACGAGGATCGTTTTCCATGTCAGTTGCTCCACCACTTGCCATTTCTTTTTTACCACGAAGTTTAGCAAAGTCATCACCAGTGATCTCTCCAAAAGGTGGTGCTACATCAAGTTTTTTTTGGCCGCCCACGAGGTCTTTTTTCATTTTTTTTCTCTCCTATTTTTGAGGGTTTGTTTTGCTTTCTTTGCGATTCGAGCTTGCTCATTTTTTCCTGCAACTTTGGCTCTTTGTTCCATGACAGTAAGGATTTGAATTTTTCGAGCATAAGGTTTATTAATTCTCTTAACTTTTGCAGCAGTTGCCCGAGCATCTGCCACAGTCGCATATTTAATTCTGACAGTGTCTTTAGGATTTTCATCGGTGTATAACCTCCTACCAGATTTTTTAGGTTTTTTACCAGTCCCAACCTTAGGATCTTTTCTTTTTCTTGCCATTCTTCACCAACTTTGACAAAACTTTAGATTGTTTAGCATGAGCATTAGACGCTTTTTTTAACATTTTTGCTACCTTTTTTACTTTTGCTTTGCTTTTATTCGTTAGTGACATCAACAACCTCCATGGGTAAATCACACATTGGGCACTTATAAGTTATAAATTTAACCATGCCTGCAAAAGGAACGGGTTCTTCTACCTCTACTTTAGTATAGGCTATTTTATGAATATAACAAATTTCTTCTTGTTTCAATTTTTTCTTCCTTGCATGAATTCTTAAATGTCTAAATAAATCTTGCATTATTTATCTAAGTTTTTTTACGCCTTTCACATGTTTACGATAAAAAAAGTTACCTATCTTATTGAAAAATTTAAATAGTTCTAAATTAACTCTTGTCACTTTGTTAACCCTTTTTGCTTTTCATATGTCCTCAAGCCGCCAATTCCGAGCATTCCGCCCAAAACAGTTAAAAGTGTACCCATGTCAAATTCTGGTAATTCTGGTAATTCTGCACCTGCAAAGGATGCACCAAATATAATTAAATCTTTAAGTATAAAATGATAAGCAAAAGCAATCGCACAGACCCACCCAACTGCGGGTCGCCAGCCGCCCTTAAATATTGAACCGCTTGCAGCCTCTGCTTTATTAACTTCTATCTGAGAAAGTGCTAATTCCTGAGCATGTTTCTCAGACATCGTTGCTAACTCGTGGGCGATTCTAGCCTTTTCATCAGCGTCTGGTATGAACTTATCTAGTAATCCAGTAACTGGACCTATTAACGCTTGTAACATTATTTAACTCCATTCTTTGCCATATAAGCTGATGTGCCCATATATGTTCCTACAATACCAGCACCAGAAATATAAAACAAGTTTGATATATCACTGAGAGCTTCCACACGTTCTATAGGAATTATAAACATGGCTACTGTAAACACACCCATACCTATCAAAGTATATCTTGCCATGCGTAGTTGTGCTAAATTTTTTCTTAGTTTTGTTTCTGTTTCCTTGATTTCTTTAGCTTGTCGTAGTTCTTCATCCGTGATCGTATCATCTCCATCAAGGTCGTATTCATTCAGTATAGAATTTTTCTGTAACTTCTTTTGCACCATTAATATACTCTAACTTTTTTAGGATCAATTTTAGGTACAAGTTTACAAAGACAATTATATTCTTGTTTTCCGTTTGGTGTATCAAACATTTGACCACTTAAATATTCAGAATAAAAACTGCAATCCTTCACCGATTTAAAGTAAATCGCTCCTTGAACGACTGTTCCCATATAGCAAGCCAACATAAATGCCGTCATTTGTTTTTCACCGCACTATTTAAAGAGTTTATCACGTCATCAATATTTGGTTCTTTGCCCCATGGATTATACACACATTTATACTGTTTTGGGCACCAACTCTCAATCATCATTTCATATGTTTTATTATTTCCTATGTAAATACAAGCCATCATACCAGTTTTAGATTTTATCCTTTTCTTTAATCTACAAGTTGTATATTTTTTTTTTTGATCTTACCTTGATGTATTTTCTGTTGCCTAGTGTAATCTTTTGGTTTGTATGTATAACCATCTGCTTTGGATCTACTAGACCATACCGATGCAAGTAATAATGCAAATCCACCAACACATAATGCAACAATCAACCATGTCACGGCTTCACCAACTTGTCTTCGTAATTGTTGTTGTTTATATACAGTCTGTTGACGTTCTTTTCTTATCTGCCCTTCCATAGCTAGAAGTTCTTCATAAGCTCCTGGGCCATGAGTCAAGTTTAAAAATGTCTTGAGTTCATACCTTTGTTCCTCAAGTTTCTTCTTGGCTGCAAAAGCAGACAGTGCCGCTTCTTCAATAGAACCTGCTTTAAACAACTTACCAAACAATGGAGGATTCTTTGCTTGCTTTTCAGCATTGTCAACATCACTAACCGCTCCCATCCAACGACCGATATCTCCAGACATTTGTTCAATGTCACGTCCCATAGCAAAACCTTTTTTGATTGCATCAAAGGCTTTACTTGCTACTCCTACCGCTACAGATATGGTTACTGGATCCATCGCTTACCCTCGTCTAGCGGCAGCGATGTCTCTTTGTGTTTGTATTCTCTCACGATTAACAGTGTTACGATCATCTGCGATTTCTTCTTGAGTTTCTAATCTTGCCGCATCTGTAACCGCTCTTTGTTGTATCTTTTGTGCTTCAAGACCTAATTTCTGTTGGTCAACTTCTGCGTTTCTTTGTACTTCCGCTGCTCTAATCGCTAATTCTTGCTTTCGTATTTCAACTAATGGATCCTCTTGTCCTTGTGGAGGTGCCATTTGTTGTAAGAAATCAGCAGTAAACTGTGCTTCTAACTCTGCAATTCTGCTCTGAACAATCTCTGGTGTAATCGGTGGTGGCACGTTCATAGGATCTATCGCCCCTTGTTGTGCTAACATCTGTAATTGCATTGCCTCTTGAACTTCGCTTTGTGCTATATTCGTTGACTTCTGTGATATGTGTTCAAGAATGTGAGCATATAAAATAGCCATGACGTTAGGAGATGTGGCCACAATAGGGGTTTTCATAAATAATATATGATTGGCCATATGTTGATCGTGGTTCTGCTGAGGAAAGGCAATCACGACCTCCCCTTGTAACGCCCTGGCATTCTCTATACTTGGATCCATTGGCATTGGCTCTTTCTTAGGTGGTAAGATTTCATCAATGTTCTGGACCTCAAGTGCTTGGTATAATCGTCTATACGCAGCGGGTAAATTGTGTATGTCTGGATTGCTTTGTGCAATTTGCAATTGTGTTTGTGCTAACGCAACCCTTTGCGCCATAGAAAAAATGTTAGGATCTGATACGGGTAGAACATCAACCCTACCATCAAAATCCGCTGCAAAAACTTGTTGCTGACCACCCGCTACCTCATAAGGATACGCTTGTGGTAAGTTCTCTGCAAAAATCCTAGCCAGTATTCTAAACTCAGTCTTTTGGGCGTAATGTAATCTTTTGTGTATAGCAGACATAACCTTCATGCCACGCTCTAACATCGCAACTGTAGATCCAACGGGCATATCGCCACTTGTCTCGCCAATCTTCTGATCCGCTATAGATACAAATCGTCTACCCGCCTCAATCAAGGCAGCCAGTAAATTAGATAATGTACCAGATGGCTCTTTAAAGGGGAGAGGAACGATTGAATTCCTTAAATCACCACCTGGTGCATCGATGTCACGGAACTCACCAGGCGATAAAGGCTCGTCATCATTTCTGATTCTTATTCCTCTTGCTTTGAAACCTGCGGGTAGGTTCGATAAAGTTCCCGCATCAATCAATTGTCTCAATATACTTGTGGTAGCTCTACCAAGACCACCGATCATATGAATTAGGCCAAATCCATAAAACCCCAGTCCTGGTAGAAACTTATAGTGGACGAAATACTGTACTTTCTTCTTTAACGGATCATTCGCTTCATAGTTACGTGTTATAGATAATATCTCTCCTGATCCTTGGTCCAAGGTTACAATGTAAGGTAACTTGATTCCCGTTGGCTGACCATCCGCACCTAAATCCTCGAACCCCTCAATATCTAGATTTACGTGCATCTCAAGAACAGAATATATCTCATCCGAATATCCTTTACTTGCTCCTTCTAATTCGTCTTTCTTTTCTTGGACGACATCTTGATCTTCGTCTGATGACGATATTTCCACATCTCTATAAATACCCGCCACCTGCATTTTCCTAATATCGTTTTCATCCATTTTAAGGACATGGGTGACTCTTGAGACTGTGTTAATGTCCGAAGCTTGATACGGAACGACAAGATCTTCAGCAGGCACGAACTTCGAAACAGCAGTACCCCTAGTCTGATCGTAGTAAATTTTCTTGAAAGTAGAACCCGCCAATGGCAAATAGAAAAGCATTTGGTCAGTATCTGTATCATAATCTTGCATGACCTCCGTAATCTGGTAGTTCATAAACTCACGAACCCTCGCAGCTTGTGCTTCACGTTCCATGGTTCGAGTGCCCATAATATTGATCTTTACGGGACCGCCAGATGGTAATAATTCTTTGTATGATTGTGCTTGAAATTGGGTTACTGATTCGGCAATCAACGGATGCGTTACACCACTTGCCCCATCAAAAGGCTCAGTTCTTTCTTGATAATTGATACCAAGTAAATCCAAACCCTTAACGTATCCCTCTTTCCATTCGGATCTTGCCTCGAGATCCTCTTCATATTGACCACGTAATTCAGAGGACAACTCATCTAATATCTTCTCGTCCAACACTTCTGCTAAATTAGCATTGTGATCATATTGCTCAGTCTGGACTTCAATACCCTCTCCGCCCATTAGAGCTTGAACCAATGCTCCGCCATCTGGACTTTGCAATACTTCTGCACCACCCTCAAAAGTTTCGGGTTGCGGAATATCAACATCCATACCTTGTGGTGCTTCAATGCCAGAATCTACAAGCGAGGCCATGGGACGTGGAGGTATTGCCATTATACTATCCTTGTTTTACGTTTTTTCCCTGGTGCAAGGATCTTGGAAAATCTGTTTACAACCAGTTTGCCTTTAGGTTTCTT